GTTAAAGCTGCTTCTATCCTAAACTTCTCATTTTTATTCATATCTTTTATTGGTCTTTGCAAATCTTCTATTCCAATTATTAAACTCATTTCTTCAGGGTTTTCAAATAAATCTTTTGCTCTTTTATTTTTATTTAAAGAAATATTTTCCCGCGAGGATAGATATTGAACCTCTTTCTTTGAATATTCCTTTTTATTTATCTTTAGTTCACCAGCAATTTTGGATTTTTCTTTAGCCATCACTTGGGCCAAATTCATTTTCTCCGCCTGATTGCCTATGACTATGCCATAAATTTTATCTCGTTCAAAAATGTAATTCAGTTGGTCTATCCTCATGTAAGTTTTACTTTGAAAGGACCACCATTTCGGTCTTAGCTTGTCTCTAACAGTCAAATTCTCAATAGTTAATTCTACCTTTTTATTTCTTTTTTCAATCTGGTATGCAGCAATCGAATCAGGGTCTACCAGTTTCTTAGTCAGTTCATGGCGGGGGTTTTCAAATAAATCTTTAACAGCTTTTTGTTCGATAAGCTTCCCTTTATTTATTATGCCAACTCGGTCAGCCAAGTNAACAATCCTTTTGGTAGTCCAACGTATTCGCGTGAACCATCTTCCATCGTTTTTGCAAACATCACGGCAGTATATGGTGGTGTGTCATTACCCACAGCGACCAAGCCGTCTTCGCCTTCTTCTAAACCAAATAATTTCACTCGATCTTCAAGCGGTAATTTGTGGAAACCAGCTTCTACTTCAACTGTTCCGTTTGTTACAGCCATTTCAGCAACGACATTATCGCCGTATGATTTTTCGATTTCTTGGTCTTTAGAAACAGAAATTTCTTGTAAATATTTAATGCGTTCAGGGTCTGTAACTGCATTTACATCATCGCCTTCGGTTTGGTAGTAAAATTCATCCAGACCAGTAAAAGCGCGGTAATTTTTTTCTTTTGCCATATTTAAACATCTCCTATATATTGTTTACCCTCAAACCGTTTAGCTTGATGGTATAAATTAAAATCTTTGATATATTCAGGATTTATCCCGCTTGTTTCGGGGAATCCTAGTTGTGTCCACATGATTCGTTGCAATAAAAAAACGAGCTTATCACTGAGGACTCGCCCGTTTACTCCTGGTTTTTGTTTGACAAACACGTCAATCTGATAAAAGTATTCGTAGGTTAAGTTATCATTATCCGCGTAATCGCTAGGTGTGGGTGTATCTAATGGATCAATCACTACCACGACGCCCTGAATTTCATTTGCGTTGGGATAATCAAAGAATTTAATGTTGTTTTTATCCACATGCGACATGAATTCTTCGTTGCCGGTTAATGCTTCGTATATTTTCATTGTGATGTCTTCCATCGCTACACCTTCTTTGCTAGCTCGGATTTAACCGTTGCAAAATAAGTTTCTCGACCTTGGCGCATAGCATTTTCGATAACACCTTTACTTGTGGGATTGACCCACTTTCCCGCTTTGTCAAAGTGGCCATATTCGTTTAAGTGGATAATTCGATATCTCTCGCTGCCGTCGTTCCAGTGGATTTTAACCGTTCGTGTACCTGCAATTGTTTCAGGTTTAGAAACACTGGTTGCACGTGCTGATTTACCTGTACCTTGGCCACGCGCGCTATACATATCTTTTTCGATGGTGGAAGCTACTTTGTTACCACCTGCAATTAGAGCGTCGTCGGTGATACGTAGCATTTTACGTTTCCCTAGACGTTTCTCCAGTTGCTTCATGAGGTCTTGCTCACCTTTTAACTTCGCTCTCATTGCTCTTCACCCACCACCTTTATATAGCCAGACGTTTTCGCGGGTGCCACATTTTTGACATTAAAAAACAACCCTTTGTAAATGCCATTTTTTATCTCAAAGGCTTGCCTTGAGTTCGGCACAAACTGAGGTTGCGCATTTCGTATGTTCAATGTGACAGAATTTTTTACTAACCCTAGATTGCCTAGCTGTACGTCTTTTTGTGTGGGCTCGTATAAACCAGCAAAACAGCTATATATTTCAACCCATTCTGACATACCCGCTTCAGGTCCACCATCTTCTACAACATAAAAAGTCACTCGATAATCTAGGTCGTTAAGATTCATCGGCTATCACCTCGATGTTTTCTTTACGCCATTTAGTTAAGTTGGCTCTCAACGTTTGTATTAATTTTGTGGATGAGGCAGGAATTTCAAATGCTTGTTCATTGGACGTAATGGACCGATTATCATAGTGATGAGCAATAGTGTTAAGGACGGCTAGATTAAATGTCGGATTATCTTCATAAAAATCTCGATCTTCCTCATTTAGCGACACCGCCGTTTTTACTTCGTTGACTGCGCCAGGAAGATAAACCTGCATAATTAAATCGTCATCGTAATCATGGTCCACACGAATCGCTTTTTTTATCGAATCAACATTATCAATCTGTAACATCTCATCACCCCTATTCTGCCGTAATGGATACAGATTTCGCATTGGTATCAACTACGACGCTTTGGGGTTTATGAGGGTGTCGCTTCGCCTTCATCTTCAAATGTNATGACGACCATAATCTTCTTGGAGTTTTGAGATAATTTTTTCTAGAGCTCCTTCAGCCATTTTTCGATAATCAGTCAATTTTCCTCCTGCCAATGTAAGGAGTCCATTGTCGTCCTCATCTAACTGACTTCCACGTGAAACTTGAGATGGATCAAGATTTGTTTCTGATAAGCTATCATCTAGATTAGCAATTACTTCTTCTACTTCACTTCTGGAAGTTTTATTAGCTAAATAATCACCTACAGCATGAATTAATTGATCGAAGCTTTCATCATTAATTTTTCCGCTATTTCCCCCATTATAATCAGAAGCGTTATTTCCAACGATTAGAGGTCTAAGTCCTGCCCAACTGCTTTCAACATCATCCAATGCAATATCTGCATCAGGGAATCTACGGTTGACAACGTTTAATAGATAATCAACGTCTTCCTGCGTCACGGTTGGATGGCTTAAATCACCGGTATAATCTGTGTCTGTTGTACCAAAATAGGTTTTATTCTCTCTAGGAATCACAAAGACCATACGGCCATCTTGAAGACCAGTGTCAAAATAAATTGGTTGGGGTACAGATAAACGACTTTTATCCACAACTAAGTGAATACCTTTTGTAGGACGCATTTNACTGGCGGATCAATCCTTTATCGCCAACGTGGCACAAGAATTTATCCAGGTGAAAACGTGGGTAAAGGCGGCGACGATACTTTGTTTGCAAAAATTGACGGCACTGTACGTTTTGAACGTTTAGGCCGCGATAAAAAACGAGTTTCTGTTTACCCAGTTGCTCAAGAAGCGTAAATAATAAAACAGCCTGGTTTCTGAAATAAAAGAGAAATCAAGCTGTTTTTTTATCTTTAAAAAAGTTCTTGCAGACAAGTTAGAGAATCAGTGTTGAAGCAATGCAATAAGCTTACTTTCTAATGTTATTCTAAGTGTAAAATTTATTGAGGTACCCTCTAGACGAATAAAAAAGAAACCGTTACTCTATTCATTGGGCTGTGACAGGCACTAATGAACAAAGGCGGTTTCTTATGGATTCTATTGTAACAGATTTAGTGGAAGTAATGAAGAAGGAAACGAATTTTTTAGCAAGAGAAAAGGCGATGATGATCTTTTTCGCGCAACTTATAGCGACACTCACACAGCTGGCTTTTCAAACCCTCGATGAAGAAGTTTGTGCCCAATGTAAGAAAGAAGGCTTTCGTGTCGATCGCAAAAGCGAACGAANTTATATGAGCCGGATGAAACTGAAGCCATTGAATATTTAGAAAAACAGGGGATTGAATTCACACCTAAAGAATTAAAAAATGGTGAATTAGTTGATTCTTATAATAAAAACCGACGACAAATCCGCAAAAACCAGAATAAAGAAGTTTATGACCCTGAAATAGCAGGGATGGCTAAAAAAGCTAAGAAAAATATTAAGCCAGGCTATAAAAAGAAAATCGAGCGTTATAAAAAACGAAAAAATAAAAGGAATTCAAAGCGGAATAAATAAGGGGATATTCATATTTTAAATAGGAAAAGGCCGAGACATTTTTGTCTTGGCCTTTTTTAACTAGCTATCATTTGTTATGTTATTTTTTAATTCAGATATGCTTAAGTAAAAGAGAATTAAGGTAAATATCATTCGCAACTCAAAATC